TATATGGCACGAGTTCTTCTCCGTGTATTGCTAGTAATTACTTCATAACAATGATCATTATGAACAGAGCAACAACATGTGCAAAACTTATGTCGTTGGGTGTCCCTAAGGAAACATCATCTAATATCATTACTGATTTAGAGAAATGGGTAACTAACAATGGAATTGAGTGGACCATCGACCACTTGAAGGATGTCAAACAGGTGTTTATTTGTAACCTGGCTGGCTCTCCTCCTCCAAAGACAAAGACTTGGGTAGCCCGTCATCCTGACGGGTTTCCAAAAGGCCCTTTGTTAGCAACTTTCCGTAAGTCTAAGACTTCTGGGAGGAACTTAACTAGGGTTTTAACAGTCTTATCTTCCTACTCTATGTACATTGCTCCGCAATGTACTCAGAAGCAGAAAGAGAAATTCTTTGGGTCGATGATGTCCACCGATACTACCGGGCTAACTTCAACCTTGAAGATTATCCCGCGTAGAATCGCCCCAATTGGTCCTCCCGAAAACTTCCTTGACCCGTTCATGGTACAATGTTCGTCTACGACGCGCAGAGCACCTGGTCCAGGCCTTAGGACAGTTCCGGAAAGTGACTACTTGGGGGTCCTCCAACACTCTTATGAGAGTACTCCAGTGGCTAACGCCGTGATCAAGTACATTGAAATCGCAACCCGGGTTTTACCCAGGACCGAGTTCATGAATAAGTACTTTGATCACCATAAGCGTAAGTTCATGGATACTCCAGAAAAAGTGCTGAGGGGCAATTTCGGAGTTATTTCAGGAATCCAAGAGCCGGGCTTTAAGCTTAGGGCCGTCGCCAATCCAGACCGTGTAATTCAAGCTATGCTTGAGCCACTGAAAGTTTTGGTTATGTGCCATTTGCAAGGCCTCCCTACTGATCATACTCATGATCAGCAGGCTGCAATTCCGAAGGTTCAAGAGATGTTGCGTTCAGGCGAGGTTGTCCACTCTGTGGACCTCTCTGACGCAACTAATCTCTTTCCCCTTCACTTGCAGGTTGACCTGCTTCGCAAGATGTGTCCTCCTGAGTACAGTGACTATATTAGTCTGTTCTCAGAGGTATCGAGCGGGCCTTGGTTAACGCGTCTCCGCGGTGAACCTGAAATTGTCAAGTTCACCCGAGGTCAGCCTCTAGGCTTGGGCCCTTCGTTCGGTGTATTTGCGCTTGCGCACAATACGCTGTTAGAGGGCCTTTGCATGAAGCTAAAAATAGACCCGGTACGACACTTTGTTGTACTCGGTGATGACGTTGTCATCAAAGGAGATAAGTTGAATAGTCTTTACCGTTCAACCCTTGCCAACTTAGGTTGCAAGGTTTCTGAATCTAAAACTATCAGTTCCACAAAACTCGCTGAGTTTGCTGGAACTACTGTTCTCCCGTCTATCTCGGGCAAAGGTTACAAGTGGAGGGATGTCTCTGACTTCTCCTTTGTCAATTTGGTTAGGGACCTCGGTCCTAAATCAATGGGGTTTTTACACCCTTGGCAAAGGGATATCATTGATATCCTCCGTCCCGTCCCAGTTTGTCTGGGCGGTATGGGGTGGTCTGATGGACGGAATCTGATGGAAGCCCTTGAGCTCCCGCAGACTGCGTCTCTCATCACCCTAATTTGTAACCGTGAACCTGATGGACTCATGCTTTTCCGTGACCTTATACCCGATGCAAACAGAATTCTGTTTGCTCTCCGGGTCGAAACGCAGATGCCATTAATGGCATTTGTGCGTCCTACCCCCACAAGGGATAGTAAGGTTTCTTCTGTTTGGCCCTGCAATATGTTTATTGCAGCTGACAACGAAAGGTCTCGAGGTGAACTCAGACCGCCGTATGTAATGGCCTATCCTGGAGACATCCATATCCGATCCTATGCGCGTGCGTATAGGAAAGGTGGAGACCCCCGACCGTCAATATTACCGGCGATCGAGTGGTTATCTAAGGACCCGCAGACCATTGGTCTCGTGTCTAAAGACATCAAAAGGAGGCTTTCTCAGAATGGTTCCGATAGGGTCCACAAGTTTCTTGCGGAAAACCCATCGTTCATTGTCGCACAAGGCACGTCTTACCAAGACATACCTTCTTTGAGGGTATCCCATGTGGTCAAACCGAAGAAAACGGATTTAAGTATGTGACCTAAGTCACTAAACTAGTGCCTCGTGATGTCCTTCCTTAGTGGACGCTCACAACATAAGCAAGCTTATGCAGCAC